CGGATCTTTACTGATATCGGGCGGGTTAATCTTCATGCTGCAAGGGGTGTAATCGTTACCACCCAAATTTACCGTGTTAAATTGATGGTCTACTAAACGGTAATATCCAAAATCAGGGTGATAGAAATCCACCGTGAAATATTCAGGTCTATTTATCTTTGTTGTCCAGAACTCTTTCTTGTTCATGATGTAAGCGCCTGAATTTCAGACTCAGATAGTTTTCTTGTGTAGTAACGTAGGGTTGATATGCCGCTATTTAGTTCTATTCGTTTAGGTTTATAATTCATCGAACCTATTGAAATAGAATCATCATAGAATAGAAATAACTTACTTCCTTGAGCTACTGATCCACCATTTAGACCCATCAAAATACCATTTATATCATATGATATGCATGAACTATTTTTTTTGTCTAAAAATGCGCTGTTTGATGTCTCTATTGTTTTGGTAGCTCCAAAATCATCAGTGTATCTTGCTTTTTCACTTGAAAATAAATACCACATGCTTCGTGATCCTCCAGCTCCTAAAATAGTCTTTGGACTAGGAGTATCTACTACAGAAAAAACACAATAAAATGATCCATTGTCTACGTTTAATAAGAAATCTGAATGTTTTATTTTCGCAATATCCTCTCTCCTAGTAACCGCTGCCAATGTAGTTACAATCCTAGATGTATAAAACGCCCCAGCTTCTAAATTCCATTCAGTAACCGACCCTGTGACTGTTAATGTCAAACTGCCAGCGCTAGGCGTGAATGTTAGCGACACAATGTTATTTTCGCCAGTGCCAACTAAAGATCCTACACTTGATCCAGATAATGAGACTGTACCCGTACCATAGAATGACAATGTATGCGCGGTAGCTGTTACCGTCCTAGTCTGCGTAACACCAACAGCAGAAGGGAATACAAGGTTGGTTCTGGCCTCTTCAATCAGTAGCTCTTTATATCCATACGACCATCTATAGCGCGGCTCATTAACACCGGCTTGTGTAAATACCCCTTGTGTAATTTCAGTAGTACCACCGCTTGCACGAGTAAAGACGGCTTTTTCATGCAGCACACCATCTTTAACAATATCCACATATTCAACAGTCGGCCATTCTTTATTGACTGTTACATCAAGTAGGCTTGCATACGTTTTCCAATCTGGAAATGTCACAATGTAATCGCCGTTATCTAGATATTCTTGTGGTACAACCAATTTACGCGCCATGATACTAGCGTTATATGTGAATGATGTTTGGCTATCTTGCTTTGCATCCAAGAAGCCAGTAGATAAAAATCGGCATGTGTGATCTACAAGGCCAAATTCTGTCTTGATGGGTAGAATGAATTCATTTAGGCCATCATCAAGATATTGTGATAGCTGCACCCATAACTTAAAACGCTGCGCATCATCCTCATTAAATCGAAAGGTAACATCCCAAAAAACAGGCATATCTGAGCCTATTTTTTGAGTGTATGAAGGCCCGCGTCTAGGGTTTGACTCCATAAACTGCGCGGGCTGATTGCGTGATTTACCAGCAAACAAGAACGTTGGCAAACCAACTGGATAAGCAATAATTGTCATAGTTTACTCTGTGCGTTTGAACCGGCTTTTAAGCCATCCCATGCGGGGCCAGTGTTTGACCTAAGCCCATCTCCAACTGCCTGTACGGCTTGACGTACTGCTATTTCAATCATTTTACCATCTGGAGAGGTTGTTGCTTGAACATCTGCACCAGTATAGTTACTGATGTTGATTGTAACGCCACCACTACCGCCGCCGACCTGATTGGCGGGTGTTACGTTACCGTTTGACGTAGGCATCATGTACTGAGCGCCATTGTTTGCAGTAAACATCTCAGGAGCACCAGACTCGTTTACTCTATACATACTATCTGAATTAACCGCACCGCCGTACCTACGACCTCCTCCAAATGATTTTGCTAGTGCCATTGTACCGACCAATGCCGCGCCGCCAATCAACGCAGCCTTACCAAGTGTAGCAATAGACATTAACCCAGCAGCAGGAGCAGCCGCCGCTGCTACCGCGCCTGCCGCAGCCGTTGATGCTGCTGCCATCGTGCCGGTTGCGGCAACTTGCGTCGTGGTCGTGGTGGCTATCGCGGCAAGCTTGGTGGCCGTAACCGCTTGATCTGCCGTTTGCTGAATTATCTGATTTTTTACATATTGAACGCCCATCTGTACAAGTGCGCCAACAGCCTCATCAAGTATGGATGATGCAAGACTGCGCATAGCATCTTGAGCGCTCATAGTGCCAGTTAAAAGCCCCTCAATAGCTGATGAAGAAGCAGAGCCGAATGCATCTAACGCATCCAGCGTAAATTGGTTGATCTCGCTTTGCTTTCCCCATGTTTGAATAGCTAAATCTTGTTTTGCAACGTTGTAATCTGTTTCGATCTGTAATTTTGTTGCTGTTGCCTCTGCTGATGCATTAACCCCATCCGCCGCCATTTTTGCTTCATACTGATTTACAATTGCAAGCTTTGCTTTATATTCATCTTCAAGGGCGGTTACCGGATCAAGACCACGGAACTTTGTTGTGACAGCGATCGTCTTATTTCGCGCTTCAAGATTGGCCGCTTGCACCTTCTCTTGAATAGCAACCTCTTTGTCGGATTCAGACTCAAGGAATGCAACACGATCTTGCGCATACTTCTGAGCAACAAGAAACTTTGCTTCTTCGTATTGTTCAGTATTCTTGAATTTTAGCTTGTTTACTTTGTCTAGTTCGTCAAGTTCTTGCGCATCAATCTTGGCTAATCCAGTTGCTGCTGATGATCGAAGACGTAGCAGCTCTTGGTAGCCTTTTTCTTGCTGCATTGCTAGTTCCTTAGCATCAGCTTCTGCTGTTTTATCTGGCCCTTTTTCTACCTTTCCGCCTTTGCCATATTGTGCTGAACGATCAGTATTATCTTTTGGTTTTGCTTCTTCTTCTCTGATGCGTTTAGCTGTGGCTAGCATCTTATCGCCCCAGCTTTCCTTTGCTGCTAAAGTCTTAGCGTCGGCAGCATCCAATTCAGCACGTCTAGCAGCTGCTGATGACTTCATCTCGTCACCAATAGCCATTGCACCAGCTAAATCACCACGAGCCAATGCCGACGCTTGAGCGCCAATGCCGCCTATTTCTGAACCTATCCCTTGAAAAACAAAAGCTACATTACGGCCTAAAACACTGATTGTCTCCCATACAATTTGAATTGCATCTGCAAAACCAGCTAATGATTCGATAGTCTGCGCCGACCATTTGGCGATGTTGTTATTACGTTTTAGTGCCTCAGATTCTTTATCTAAACCAACCACTGACTGAGTTGTTTTATTTTCAATGGTTTGTTGTAAATCACCTAAAACATTGATAGCAACGCGAACCATACTAGAGATTTCATCTCCAATTCCAGACTGAGAAATAGTTAGGAACAACATTCCCCATGTATCAGCCAGATTAGAAATCGCACCATCAAGCGTAGCTGCGCGTTGCTCCATTGCACCAGCAAACTTGTTTTCTCCTAACTTTGTTAGATATTCTTCAATTTCTTTTGCGTTGTTCCCCACGGTTGTTTTTACATTTTGGAATGTAAAAGAAACTTTGTCGCCTTCTGCCTTTGATTTGATACCAAATTCTTTTAGTCGCTCAAATTCTCCAGTAGCCGCATCTGCGACCGCTTCAACCATTTGGCTTAGGTCTTTACCCATTGCCGAAGCAGTGTTCCCGTAGCTAGTTAACGCTCGCTCAGACGGCGTTAACCCTAAGTTAACAAGCTGATTAAAAGCCTTCGTTACTTGCTGTAAGTCATAGGGTGTAGTTGCAGCAAAATCCTGCAAAACCTTAAAAGCTTTTGCTGCCTCTAGTGTGGAGCCAGTTGCAGTGACAAGACCCGCATTGATAACGTCAAATTGGCGCTGAATGGTTACTACTTCTTTAATAAAAGCAGTTAGTGCCGCTGTGGCGAATGCCGCAGATATCAAGCCAGCTAGCGGTTTCACAGCCGATTCTATTTTGCTAAAACTACTTGATACATTATTGATAGTAGAATTTATCTTTTTTTCACCATCAATCATTTTTGATAGTTCAAACCGTACATCATATTCAATCCCACCAACATTCTCGCTCATAGCCCCGCCTTTTCTCGTTTTGCCATCAGCTCAGCTTTGGCTTTCTTGTATTGATCTTCTGTCATATCGACTTTGTTTTTCGCTGGGAACTTCATCTCAATTTGTCGCTGGAATTGCGTCATAGTCAATTTCCAAGCATCCGCCGCACTAGTGCCCAAGTGAACCATTGCCGCAT